GCCGGCCACGGCCTTCACCTGCTCCCAGAGCTCCTTGCGGACCGCGTCGGCCACCGCAAGCCGGGTAGCCAGCGCAACCGGGGAGCCGTCGATGAGGCTGCCCCGCAGCCACGCGCGAGCCGCCTCGCAGCGACTGAGGAACGGGCAGCCGATGCAGCTCGCACCAGGGCGGGCCGGGCGGCGGCCGTCCTCGCCGCGGTGCTCGGCCACGGCGATGAGCAGGTCGATGTCCTTGCGCCACTTGCCGACCGTTGCCAGTCCGTCGTCGTCGAGGAATACGTCGGCCTCGAAGATGGCCAGCGTGCGGAGGTTCGCCGCCCGCCGGCGGAGGATGGTCGCCTCGGGGTAGTGGGCGAGCGCGAGCGCCGTCTGGCCGTGGAGCTGCAGCGTGTCGAGCTCGTCGGCCGAGGTGGGCCACGCCGACTTCCAGTCGGTGGATACGATCGTGGTGGTGGTGTACCCGTCCTCGTCGGTGTCCTCGACCACCTCGAGCATGTCGATCGCGGCGCGGTAGTAGACCTGGGCGGAGTCGTACGGCACCGGCTTCCACTCCCGGTCGACCGCGAGGCCATGCTCGAACATGGCGCTGGGGCTCAGCTCGTGCGCGGCGAGGAAGCGGAGCGCGATGTCGCGACCGGCCACCGCGTGCTGCGGGCGGAGGGGGCCTTCGGGCTCGCCCTCGAAGCTGCGGCCCTCGGTGCACAGCGCCACCGCCACCTGCTGGGCTAGATCTTCGCGAGGGCGATCGGGGTGCTTGCCGACCATTTCGATCACCGCATGTGCGGCCACGCCCACCTGGAAGACGTCGCGGTCGTAGGGCGCGCCGGCCTCGTAGTGGTCGAGCGCCCGCGGACAGTGGTCCTCGAGGTAGCGGAGGCTGGTCGAGCGATGGCCAACGGAGGGCATCAGGCCACGCCGAGGGATGCGAGGTCGCCGGGCACATCGTCCGCGTCGTCGTCGAGCGTGGCCGCGGTGCCCAGCTGGAGCAGGCCAACCTCGGCGGCGAGCTGGCGGCGGGCGGCGCTCTGCGAGCCGAGCCACTCCTGCAGCGTGCGGTCCTCGCCGAAGTCCGGCGACATGTGCACCACGGAGTAGCGGGAGCCCTGCCCGGTGCGCTGCGCCAGCGTCAGCGCGAACGGCAGGCCGTAGTGGTTCACGTGGTCGACGCCCATCAGCGCGGCCTGCTGGTGGATGAAGTCGAAGAAGCCCTTGATGCTCTCCGAGGTCTCCCAGGCGTTGGAGGTGAACTTGCAGAGCAGGCTCGCCGACTTCATCCGCAGCTGGAAGATCAGCTTCGCGTGCGGGTGGCACGCCGGACGCTGGGGCCGACCATTCTGGCCCTGCGTGGGCTGGCGGAACCGGCACTTCGTATCGGGGCAGGGCAGGTGCCCGTAGTCGCCGATCTCGGTGCTCCACCGCATCGCCCGGGTGCCATCTCCCTTGCAGGACGGGCCGCCGGTCGGGTGAAGGTGGCCCTGAATCTTGTCGGCCACGAGGCTCTCGGTCCACGCGTCGAGGTGGTCGGCGTGAACCAGCACCCCGCGGACGGTGGCGCGCATCTCGTTGTGGGCCTTCGCGGCCGGGCCCTCGGGCGCCAGCTGGTTGAAGGTGGTGTACAGCGGGTGCGGGTCGCGCCGGCCGTCCTTGCCGCGCGCATCGGCGACGGGTCGCACGATGAAGAAGCGGTCCTTGTCGATGGGCGCGCCGTTCGGGCCCTTGCGGCCGATGGAGAGCGCCGCGCCGATGGGGAGGCGCGCGGGCCGGTCCCGAGGGATGCCGCGGGGCTCGCCCTGCGGGGTCATCGCAGCACCAGGCGCAGCAGGCGCTGGAGCGCCGAGAGCACGATGCGACCGATCGAGCGCATCTGGCGAGCGCTGACGACGGGCGGCTGGGGCTCGGCTGGCTCGTCCACGCTCACCAGCTCGACGGCCGGCGACCTCTCGCCCGAGAGCAGGGAGGCGACCTCGGGGCAGCGGCGGGGCGGCGGCGGGTCGTCGTCCATGAGCAGCCCGCGCCACAGCCAGGCGTTCTGGCGGGAGATGCGGAACTTGCGGGCGACCTCCGCCGAGCTGTCGCCGGCCTCGAAGGCAGCGACGACGGCCGCCATCTGGGCGCGACCGTGGCGACGCAGGAAGATGGCCGCGCGACGGCGCCGGTTGTCTGCGGGGGGCGTCACGGCCGGGCCCCGAGGGTCGTCACGTAGTCGCTGGCGAGGATGGAGTCGGGCGGCGACTTCGGCTCGGGCTCGCACCAGGCGAGCACGATTCCGGCGATGGCGAGCCCGCCGAGCAGGGCGCCCAGCACGAGGTCAGAGGTGCGGTTCATCGGGTGGCTTCCTGGACGATGGTGGTGATCTCGGCCTCGGTGGCGCAACGGCGGGCCAGCTCGTCGGCGAGACGGCGGGCGATGCGCTCGGCCTCGGAACGCTTGGCCATCACGAGCGCGAGGTGAGCCTCGTCAGCAGCGAACCGCCACCGAACGGCGTCCAGTGCGGACTCGGCAAACCGGCGGTCCGCAGCCTCGGCAATGTCGAACGACAGGTGCGGCGCCACCACGCACCGCGAGGCGGGCGCATCATCGCCGCGGGGTGAGAAGTTCGGGGGGAGGGGGGCGGGCATCGGGGCGGCTCGGGGTGACAACGTGACTCTATGCAACGTCGGTCGTCGTTGCAACGAGCAACATTACGTGCCGTCACTTTAGTAGCCCGGACTACACCGAATCTTTTTGCGTGACGCGTCAACAGCAACGATCGCCGTTGCTGGCCATCACTTCCAATCAGACCATCTGATGGCACCTGCGCGCCTGTTCAGGCGATACGTTCCCGGCGCCACCCCAGGAGCATCATGGCCGACATCATTTCCCTCGGCGCCGCACGCATTGCCCGACTCAACGACCACGGGGTCGACGATCTGAGCGATGGCGTCCGCGTCGCGTTCGAGGAGGAGGTTCGTTCCGTCCTTCGTCTCGGTACGCTTTGCGGCGACCCTACTGCGCTTTTTCTGACCGAGGAGCTTCGCAGACTCCGTGCTAAGCTGGGGACTTCCGCCGCTCAGCGGCAGTCCCGAACACCCGCGCCTCAGCCTCTGCGATAGTGGCTCGAGCCTCATTCGCCTCCTCACGGAGGAATCGGGCATGGCGGTTCGCTCGCTGGACGTTGAGGGCCGCGAGATAGGAGAGCGCGAGGGCGGCCTCAACGACGGGCGCAGCCTGCTCCGGCGAGAGGGCGCTCAGGTTCCGCTGAAGCGATTGTAGCTCCGGCGAGAGTGTCAGCGACTTTCCGTCCTGAGCGGCGATCGAAATGTCGCCGCCACACTCGCTTACCCAGGACTTGAGAACGGACAGCGACGGGTTGCGCCTGCCCTGCTCGATCAGCGTCATCGTTGAGGGCTTGCAGCCGATGGCCTCACCAAGCTGAGCCTGCGTGCGGCCCGTGGCGAGTCGAAGCGCCTTCAGGGTGCGGGGAAGATCGTCGAGCATGGAGTCCATCTTGCTCAGATGCCCCTTGCGCGCGAATGTTGCGTAAGGTAACGTTGCGGCATGTCACTCTCCTCGCTTCTCTCTCGAGCCCGGAAGGACCTCGGGCTCACGCAGGCGGTCGTCGCCGAAGCTGTCGGCGTGGATGCCTCGACGTACACCTGCTGGGAGGGCGGCACCCGCACCCCTCGCCTCGGTCAACTGCCTGGGCTGGCGCGCGTTCTCAACCTCAACGCCACCGAGCTGGGGCAGGCGGTTGCGCTTCCTGCCGAGGCCGGCATCGACCTCTCGCAGGCGGTCTGAGCGTGGAGCTACTTGCCGCCGAACATCGCGTTCAGCATCAGCATCGGGATGCCGAAGACCACCGCGGCAATGACCGCGAGCGCGAACTGCGCCATGGCGAGCTTCCACAGAACCTTGAGCCAGCCGTCCACGGTCAAGTTGATGTCGGTCACGATCACTCGCTGCTCGTTCGCCATGAATCCCTCCAGCGCCGTGGGTTGAAGTCGGCGCGAATCCCCAGCCTACCACGACTCCGCCCAGCCTCCTGTCGCCGCCCAACCAACCTCCTTGTGGGGCGGCAGGGGGATGGGTTTCCCGGCAGCAGCGAAACAGGTCTGAGTCCATAGCTACAGCTTCGCCCGGGCCCCCGACAACTACCAGCCTCCCCCCTTGACCCCTCGGAAACCCCGCCATGACGAAAGCCCATCTGTCCGACCTGCAGGGCCGCATCCTCGACGCCTGCAAAGCCGCCGAGATGGCCGCCAGCCGCCGCATGCCCACCGACCGCGAGCTCGCGGACGTCGCCGGCGTTGACGCCAGCCTCGTGTGTCGCTGGCGCTCCGGCTCCCGCGAAGTCGGCCTCGCCGAGCTGGACCGGCTGGCCTCCCGCTTCGGCGCCGCCGCCGTGTACGCCCCGCTCATGGCCCGCCACGAGGCCCCCGCTGCTGCGGTGCTCCTGACGACCGCCCGGTCGGCCAGCGTCCGCGCGACGGCCACCATGGCCGGGTTCTCCGCCTCCCTCGAGGAGGCCCTCACCGATGGGCAGCTGACCGAAGAGGAAGTCGAAGGGCTCGAGATGCAGGCAGCTCAGGCCGAAGCCCAGCTGCGCCGGGCCCTGCAGGCCGTCACCAACCGCCGGCGGTCCGCGTGAAGTCGCCGACCACCCTCCGCGCCGACTGGCACGGCCTCACCGTCTGGACGCTGCAGGGCGACTGGACGGCGGTAGTCCTGCTCGAGGCCCTCGCCACCACCGCCTTCCGGCCGGTCATGTCCGACCAGCTCGCGAGCGCTGGCTGGGCCGCGCCGCTCGACGTCACCGCCGCCATGTCTCACGAGGCCTGCGTCGCAGGCAACATCGTGGCCGTCTGCTGGCGGGTGGACACGAAGAAGGTCCCGAAGACCGCCGTCCACACCCTGACAGCCCAGCTCTGCGCCATGCGCGAGATGGAAGCCGGCGGCAAGCTCAGCAAGGCCGAGGTCGACGAGGTCCGCGAGGAAGCCGAGTTCGAGCTCCGTCGCCGTACCCCGCCGACCACCGAGGGCGTGCTGGTCGCCTTCGACCTCTGGTCGAACCAGGTGCTGGTCGGCTCCCACAAGCCGGCCGTGCTCGACGGCATCGCCAAGGTGCTTCGCCGCGACGGCATCACAATCGCCCGTCCGAGCCTCGCCGATCAGGTGGTGGCGCGCGACCCGCAGGCAGAGCGGGGCCTCACCGGCACCGTCAGCACGGACGAGTCCGAGGACGGGGAGGGGACCCGCCCGCGCGAGATGGAGCGCGGCGTGGCGCATCAGGCGCTGACCTGGGCGTGGTGGGGCTACCAGCACTCCGCCGAGGCCCTGCCCTCGTTCCGGTCGCAGGAGAACGACTGGGCGTGGGCCCTCGAAGGAGGACTCACCCTCCATCTGTCGACGGGCCAGAAGCGCGCAGTGCTCCATCAGGACGACGCCGCCCGCGACCCGCTGGCCCGGCTCGCGCTCCTGCAGGGCAACCAGGTGGGCGGCTGCTCGCTCGCCCTGTTCGTCAACGACCTGACCGTGGCGACCTTGAAGATCGAGGTCCGCGAGGAGCAGCTGGCCCTCACCGGCATCCACTGCGGCTTGAAGCGCAAGGCCGGCACCGTCGAGGACATCCTCCTCGGCGAGGTGTTCGATCGGCAGAGCGCCTATGAGGCTTGGCTCGACCTGCTGGCGAAGTTCGGCAACCTTCGCGGGTCCGACCGCTACGCCCAGCACCTCGGCAGCATCCGCACGATCCTCGCCATGCAGGCCAGCGAGGACCTCGCGGCGGCCGTCGGGGGATCGCAGTGAACACCGCCACCATCCTCGTGTACATCGACGGCCTGCCCGTGGGCAAGGAGCGCCACCGGGACAAGGAGCACCGCACCCCCGGCCGCACCCGCAGCTACCAGTCGCACGTGGCCGCCGCGGTCCGCAGCGCCGCCGGCGGGCTTCAGCAGTTCGACGGCCTGGTCGAGACCCGCATCACTGCGGTCTGGCCGCGGCCGATCCGTCGGCCCTCGTTCGTGTCGCCAGATGCGTGGGCCACTGGTCGCCGCACGTTCTCGAGCTCGGGCGTCGACCTCGACAACGTGATCAAGGCCACGTGGGACGGCGTGAACCAGTCGGGCGTCTGGAAGGACGACTGCCGCGTCGCCCGCTCCCGCGAGGAGCAGGTGTACGCCGCGGTGGGCGAGCGCCCGCACGTGGAGCTGGTGATCGCCGCCCTCGACGACGTCGTCGACCGGCCTGATCGTGCCTTCGTCTTCGAGCCGACTCGCGCGCCTGCGCCCGAGTCCCTCGCTCCGGTGCTCTGATGAGTCTCCCGCTGCCCGAGGGGCAGAGCCCGCTGCGCTGGCAGATCGAGTGCCTCGACGCCATCCGCGCCGGCCTCCAGCGCTATCGCTCGCTGCTCGCCGCGGCCGCCACGGGTTCCGGGAAGGGCTCGCTGCTCGCAGGCCTCGCGGTGCTGGCCGCCCTCCACAACGGGCAGGTCGTCGTGCTCGTCCACCGCGACGAGCTCATCCAGGACCTTGCCCGGCGCATCGCGAAGGTGCCCGGCGCGCCCCGTGTCGGCATCGTGAAGGCCGACCTCGACGGATGGGACTGCCCGATCGTCGTGGCGAGCGTGCAGAGCTGCTCGGTGTCGCGGCTCGCTCGCATCGGCCGCCGCACCGTCGTCATCATCGACGAGGCCCACCACGCGACTGCCCCCAGCTACGGCATCGTCATCGAGGCCGCCCGTGCGGTGAACCCCGACTGCCGCGTCGTCGGGCTCACCGCCACGCCCTACCGAGCGGGCGAGAACGGCACCACCCTTGGGCTCGGCTCGGTCTTCGAGGCCATCGTCTACGAGTACCCCATCGCCCGCGCCATCGAAGACGGCGTGCTCGTGCCGCTCAAGGCCCATCGGGTCGACACGCAGATCAACCTCTCGCAGGTCCCGATGTCGGGGGCCGACTACGACCAGGTCGAGCTCTCGAAGGTCGTCAACGACAAGGAGCGCAACAAGCTCGTGGTCGAGAAGTACCTTGAGCTTGGCGGCGGGCAGGCGCTGGTGTTCGGCGTGTCGGTGCTGCACGCGCAGGACCTCGCCGCGGCCTTCATGGATCGCGGCATCAAGGCCGCCGCGGCGTGGGGCGAGATGCCCCGGCACGACCGGGACCGCGTGGTCGCCGACTATCAGGCCGGCCGCATCCAGGTGCTCACCAGCAAGGACCTGCTCTTCGAGGGCTTCGACGCCCCGGCCACCGTGCAGGTGCTCAAGGCGCGCCCCACGCGCTCCATCATCGTGTTTGTGCAGACCGTCGGCCGCGGCCTTCGTCGGCACCCCGGGAAGACGCACTGCAACTTCGTGGACTTCGTCGACAACGGCTGCGACCTCGTGCTGACCGTCGAGGCCAACCTCGGGATCGGCAGCACCGAGGACGCCCAGGGCGAGCGTGCGCTGCACGAGGGCGACCGGGTCCGCCGTCGCCATCACGACGACTGGGGTGTCGGAGTCGTGGCGGCCGTTCAGATCGGCACCGTGAGCTACGCCACTGTCGAGTGGCCGCCGGGCCCGGTGCACAAGGACGGCGAGGAGCTCACCCACCCGTGGCCCGAGCTGGCCTTCGTCGCGCCCGACAAGGCCGAGAAGCCCGTGCCGATGAAGCTCGCGTCGGTCACCGGTCGGCTGTACGAGGTGTGCCTCCTGCCCGGCGTCCGCAAGCGCGACCGGATCGGCTTCTTCGAGTACTCCGGCGCTCACTGTGTCGGCGGCGAGGTGCTCGGCACCGGCGGCGCCCGCAAGGTCGTGGCCGTTCGCCCTGGCGCCAGCGGCTACGTCGTCTGGGAGCTCGACGGGGTGACCTCCATCCTCGTGGAGCGCCATCGCTGCCGCGAGCTCGAGGTGGCGCTGTCGTGGGCAGACAGCCACGTGCGGGCGCTCGGCGTCGAGGTGCTCCCCCCGGATCACCCGACGCTCGCCGAGCTCGCCACGTCGATGCACCAGCGCATGCTGCAGAGCCTCGGCGTCACACGCTCGACCGTCGGCATGTCGCGCGGTGAGGCCGCCATGCTCATCGACGCCGCGCGCATCACCCGCCGCATCCGTGAGCGCGAGGAGCCCGGGAAGTTCCGGGTGGCCGAGCAGCTCCGCAAGGGCGGCTGGAAGCGCAGGGGGGCGGCATGAGCGGCTTCGTGCCCATGCAGGCCTCGTGGTGGGAGACCATCCGGGCCACGATCCCGCAGCCCTGGCCGATGGAGGCCGCGGCCATGGATCTCCGATGGCACCTCGACCGGGCCACTGCCCGCGAAGGCTGGCGCCCGATCCGTTTCCCCGGCCGACCCGCCCTCTCCGAGGACTGGGGATGGACCGACTGGGCCGTGAAGAGCCTGCTCCGCGACGAGGAAAGCTGGCGCGACGGACTCGTTCAGCACAATTCCGCCAGCAAACCGCCAGCGGACCGCCAGCGAACCGCCAGCCGGCCGCCAGCGGCGACAAGCGCGAACGCCGGCAATCAGCAAGAAACCGCCAGCCCGCCGCCAGCGTTCCGCCAGCCCGCCGCCAGCAAACCGCCACGCGCGTTCTACTCCTCACCCATCACCCATCACCCCTCACCCGAAGGGGGAGGGAACACGCGCGACCCCGACCCGGCTCCGGCATCGACTCCCCCCGAGTCGCCCAACGCGGCCCTGGTGCGGGCGCTGGGCACCCGGCCCGACCTGCTGCGGCTGCTGCTCGCGCCCACCGACCCCGCCGACCCGGCCATCCGAGACCTCGACGAGCTGCGCCGCGTGCCGCTGGAGGAGCTCCAGTACCGCCGCGGCATGGGCTCCAGGAGGGCGCGGCAGATCGCCGAGCTGCTCGCCGAGGCCGGCGTGCCCATGGTCGCCGAGAAGCCCGCCGTGGCCGCGACAGGCCCACCGACCCGAGCCAGCCCCGCCAACGACCGCCGCAAGCGACTGCTCGACGCCCTCGCCACCGCCCGCCAAAACCTCGGAGCCACCAATGCTCTCCCCTGACGTCCTCCTCGCTCAGCTGCAACGGCTGGCCCGCAACACCGCGAACCCGCCGGAGCCCGAGGGCATGGTCGAGCTCTGCGCCGACTGGATGGAGCTGCTCGGCCCCGACCTCGACGACGGGGCCTTTCGGGAGGCCGTCACCCGCCACCTGCGGGCCTCGAAGTTCTGGCCCACGCCCAGCGAGCTGCTCGCCGACGTGCAGTCGGCCCAGCGCCCCGACTCGAAGCAGCTCGAGGCCAAGGGCGAGCGGCTGTTCGCAGCCGTCGCGAAGGCCCGCTCGAGCTGCGGGAGCGACCCCACCCGGGCCCGCCACCACCTGGTGCACTACGGCGTCGACCCCGAGGACGTCGACCGCTGCCTCGCCGCGGTCGGTCGCTGGGCCAGCTTCGACCCCGGTGACCCGGTGCACAACCCGCAGGGCTACGGGTTCGCCCGCCGCGCGTTCGGCAAGGCCTACGCAGCCGAGGCGGGCACCTCCCGCCTGCTCCTCGCCGAGGCCCCCCGCCGCCTCATCGAGGTGCAGTGATGGCCTCCGTACGCGGCGTCAGCGACGCCATCCGCGAGATGGCCGCCCGCAACGGCTTCGACGCTGGCCGAGCGCTCGACAAGTACTCCTCGGCGTGGGTGCTGAGGCTCAACGCCACCAGCGACGACACGCTCATGGCCGCGGCCAAGCAGTGGCGCAAGCGCGTCTGCCCCACCCTCGGCGAGCTCGAAGACCTGCTCGGTGAGACGGCAGCGCCAGGCGGCACAGGATGCGGCGGATGCAAGGGCTCGGGGCGTCGCGTGGTCATGCGCCACACGACCGACGCACAGGGCAGGCACGCGCACCAGGAGCTCAGCTGCGCCTGCACCTGCGCCCTTGGTCAGAGCCTCGGCCACGCAGGGCAGATGGCCTACGACGCGCTGCAGCAGCGCTGGGAGCAGAGCGAGAACACGGTCGACCGGGTCGTGGTCGTTGACCCCGAGCCCTACCAGCGTCGCCCCCTCGGCGAGTGGGCCGCGGCTCGCGCTCGGGCCGATGCCCAGCTCGCCACCATCGCCGCCAACGCGGACCGCATGCGCGGCTCCTTCGGTGCAGCGTGAGGGCGCTCGTCCGCTGCACGGCGGAGCTGCGGCCGGGCCTGGCCATCGGCCTCGTCGTGTACCAGGCGCTGCGCGTGAAGCGCTCCAGCGTGCCGTCCTACACCGAGGACGACTACCTGCAGGACGTGATGGTCAAGCTCATGTCGTGCACGGCATGGGACCACACCCGCGGCTCGGCCTCGGTGTTCGTGCGGGTGGTGGCGCGGTCGGTGCTGCGGGACCACGCCCGCCGCGAGGCCCGAAGGGGGTGGAGTGTGAAACCGACCCCCCCCACCCGGGGTGACACGCGTTGTGTTTCGCGCGCGCCGGACCGAAAACTTTGGGATTTCGGGGCGGTGGCGTGAACACTCCCACCGCCAGCGGTGCTCCCGCAAGCCAGCTCGTGGTGTTTTGGACGGCTCGCGTCGCCGAGCTGCGCCGACAGATCGCGTTGGCCGAGCGGGTCGAGTCCTTCACCGCGGTGGCCACCCTCGCTCGGCAGCTAACGGCCGCCGAGGTGGCCCGCATCGAGGCTGAGTCACGGCTGGCCGCCGAGGCCGCTCGCCAGGGCAACGAGACCGACGCAGTCGGCCGCATCGTGGGCCACGCCCGCCGGCTGCCGCAGGCCCTGTTCGTGGTGCTGCTCGAGCGCCTGTGGGCCGAGGCGTCGCCTGCGCTCCGGGAGCGACTGGCGGCGGAGCAGCTCGGGGACACGTGAGCGCCGCCGCGCTCCGCGAGCTCGAGGAGGAGCTCGCCGACCTGTCTGAGCGGGTTGAGGACAACCCGCTGCCGTGGATGGACTGGACCCACCGGCAGTGGGAGTTCGCCGAGCTGGTCGCGGCGTACACGATCGCGCTGTTCCGCGCGGGGAACCAGGTGGGGAAGACCATCATCGGGGCGGCGCTGACGATCTCGCGCTGCCTCGGGGTGCAGCTGGCGACCGGGAAGCGGCTGCACGTACCGGTCGAGGCGTGGGTGGTGTGCACGACCTGGTCGCAGGCCGTCGCCATCATGCACAAGGTCTGGAACCTCGCCCCGAAGGACGAGCTGGAGCCGGGCCAGATTTGCAAGCGGCGGACGGGCTTCGGGAAGGAGAACCCGGCGCTCATCTTCAAGAACGGCAGCATCATCCGGTGGAAGACGACGAAGCAGGGTGCGGACGCCATCGCCGGCGCCACGGTCGACTGGGTGTGGATCGACGAGCCGACCGAAATCGAGATGTACCGCGAGCTCCAGAAGCGCGTGATGCGCCGGGAGGGCACGCTCATCATCACGCTCACGCCGGTGAACCGGCCCTGTGAGTGGCTGCACGAGCTGGTCGACAAGGGCTCCATCAAGGAGGTGCACGCGCCGCTGGACGGCCGAGCGCTGACGTTCCGGGGGAGCGGCGAGCGGATGCGGCTCTTGAGCGGCCGACCGATGGACGACGATTGGATCGCCGAGGAGCGGACGAAGACCCCGGCGATGTTCGCCCCGGTGGTTCTCGACGGCGAGTGGGAGATGAGGCCCGAGGGCGTGTTCTTCAGCTGCTGGGACCCGACCAAGCACGTGAAGGCCCTGGTGCGAATCAACAATTTGAACGCCGACTGCAAGCTCACGTGGCGGCTCGGCATCGACTACGCGGCGGCCGACCGCGACTTCGGGCAGGTGGCGGTGCTGTGTCGCGTGCTTCAGATCAAGCGGAAGGCAGGCTGGTACGACGCATACGTGCACGTCGTCGACGAGGTGGTGCTCTCGGGGTCGGCGACGACCGACCAGTTCGCCGACGAGCTGATGTCGATGATGGCTCGCAACAACATCACCTGGCGCGACATCACGACGGCCACCGGCGACAACCCGGTGACGTCGATGTACGACGCGAAGGGCAACCAGCTCACCCTGCGGGCGCTGGCTCGCCGGATGGGCGTGCCTATGAAGTCGCTCAAGCCGGACATTCTGAGCGCGAAGGACGGGCCCCGGATGGCGAGCCTTCGCCACCCCGGCTCGAGGTGGCTGTACGCCCAGCTGGTGATGCAGCGGCTCTGGGTGCACCCTCGCTGCAAGCACCTCATCAAGGCCTTCGAGGTCTTCGACTACTCCGAGGAGCACCCGTACAAGGACGTCGTGGACGCGCTTCGGTACGCGCTCAAGCCGGTGATCTTCAAGTTCGGGTCGAACGTGAACACGACAATTCGGGCGGCGGCCTGAAAATAGTTTTGGGCTCGTGACGTACTGGTAGGGCATGAGCGCGATCTCCACGCCGCTGCCCACCGCCCCGTACCGTCTCGCCGACATGCTGCGCATCGACGAGCTGCGGCTCCGCCTGCGCCTGATGCGGGGGGAGCAGCGCCCGGACGTCGAGGCCGCGCTCAAGGCAATGTTCGGCCTCGAGCGGGCCGACGTGATGGTCAAGTCGGTGGACGAGGCGGCGAACAACTTCCTCGCGCTGTATCGGCAGCTGGCGGCGCTCTACGTGCACCAGCCGCAGGCCTCCGGCCCTGACCAGGCGGTGCTCGATGCGGTGGCCAGCGCGGGCCACTGGACCGCGATGGTGCAGGGGCAGGTGGAAACGCTCGCGCTCGGCGACATGGCGATCCTGGCCTCCGAGCGGGGCGGCAAGATTCAGCTCCGGCGGGTGACGCCGGATCTCTGGTGGGACATCCGGGCCAGCGTGTACGACCCGAAGGAGCTGGCGTACATCGCGATCTGGATCGAGCGCGGCTCGTCGTGGGAGCTGCACGAGTGGCAGCTCGAGGACGCCCAGGGCAACCCGGCGCCTGCGTACCTCGCGACCCCCGAGGCCGACACGCGCACCTGGGGCGCCGAGCCCCGCAGCCTTCCGACCGATCCAGCGTACGCCTGGCGCGACCCGATGGGGCGCCCGTACATCCCGGTGGCGCTGTACCACGCGGCCGACTCGGGCCGCATCATGGACTGGGCGTCGGGCCGCGACGTGACCCGCGGCTGCATCCGCCTGATGGTGTACTACACCGACCTGGGCCACCTCATCTCGGAGACCGCCTGGCAGCAGCGCGTGCTGGCCGACGGCGACATCGAGACGGGCGCGGAGGTTGACGAGAGCACCAGCGCGGTCCACATCATCGCCGACCCGGCGGTGGTGCTGAAGGCGGTCTCGAAGGGCGACAAGACGATCCAGTGCCTGTCGTGGCCGGCTCCGGCCGACCCCGAGAAGCTGTTCCGGGTGATCGCGATGTACGCCCGGCAGGTGGCGCTCCTCGCAGGCGTGCGCACGCCCGACGCCACCCGCACCGAGAGCGACATCCGGTCGGGCTACTCCCTCGCGGTCTCTCGCGAGAGCATCGCCGAGCAGCAGGCGATCTACGCGCCCATCTTCCGCCGCTCCGACCAGCAGCTCCTGCACATCTGCGCCCACCTGCTCGGCTCGGTGTCGGCGAGCCCCGACGTCTGGTCGGTGTCGTACCAGGCGGTGGAGCTCGGGCCGGTCGAGCTCGCGGCGCGCCTCGCCGCGGTGAAGGAAGGGCTCGCGCTCGGCCTGTACAGCAAGCGCACCGCGCTCGCCATGCTGCACCCCGGCTGGTCGGCGGACCAGGTGGACGCCGAGCTCGCGCGCATCACCGCCGAGCAGGGCCCCGCGGTTGGTGCTGGCGGGCCGAAGCTCGTGCTGGCGCCCACCGACCTCGCCAACGTGGTGACGGTCGACGAGGCCCGCGCCTCGGCCGGGCTCGCCCCCATCGGCGGTGCCGACGGGGCGCTCACCATCGTGGCCTACAAGGCCAAGTACGCCACGGTGCTGGCCACCGCGGCAAGCGCTGAGTCCGGCCAGCCCAACCCGGACGACCCCAACCCCACGCCGGGCGAGCCGGCAAAGGACAACGATGTCGAAGCCTCCGCCGCAGCCTGAAGCCGCCACCCCGCAGGGCTTCACGCCCTCGCCTGGGAAGGCGTTCTCGACCGTTCGCGTGACGGTCGAATGCGTGGCCGATGTGACCATCGAGCACGCCGAGGACCTCGGCGGCGACGAGATCGCGGCGGCCGTGAAGGCGCAGCTGCCGCAGATCTGCGACCGCGCCCGCTGGTGGAACCCGGTCAGCGAGACCTACACGAAGACCGTGGTGTTCGTGGGCAACACCAACCCCGACGACCTCGACGAGGAGCCCACCGTGATGGACAGGCCCTACGAGCTGGCCGACGTGACGGTCAGCCCTGACGTGGAGGTGGTCTCGTGATCGTGCGTGGCCTGTGGGGGCTGCATCTCCCCCTGCTCAGCTCGGGCGAGGGGGCAGGCGGCGCGGGTGTGGCTGCCGGCGCTGGGGCCGGGGCCGGAACTGGCGGTGGCACCGCCGAGCCGGCCGGCGGGGGCACTCCGGGGGGAGGGGCCCCCGCCAAGCCCGCGGCGCCCGACGTCGAGGTGAAGGGCCACACCGTACCGAAGCACGTCATGGACGAGCAGAAGCGCGCGGCCCGCAACGCCGAGAAGCAGGCCGCCGAGTACAAGGCTGCCGCCGAGACTGCCGCGGCCGAGCGGGCCACGGCGGTGGGCCAGCTCAGCACGCTTCAGGCGCAGCTCGCGTTCGCGCGTGTGGGCGTGGTGGACGACGAGCACGTCGACGCGGTGCTCGTGGCCTTCAACAAGCTGCCCGAGGAGGGCAAGCCCACCAGCGCGGTGGAGTACTGGCAGCAGCTGCAGGCCGGCACGGCGACGGCGCCGCGGTCCCTGCTCGGCTTCATGCCCGCGCCCGCCGCCGGCGCTGCGGCTCCCGCTGCCGGCGCGCCCGCCGCGCCCCCCGCGCGCCCAGGGCTGCCTCCGGTCGCCGCGAGTCCTCCGCCCGCCGGCGCAACGGTCACCGTGGAGATGGTCGTGGCCGCGCAAGCCGCGTTCGCCGCCAACAAGTCGGACGACAACCGCAAGCGGATGAACGACCTCACGGCGGCGCTGAGGGCTGCTCACGCGAAAAAGCCTTGACACGCCAACACCGCGATGTCAGGCTTGCGGAAAGCCCACGCGGACGAGCCCGCGATAACAAACGTAGGTCACAAGCCACCCCACGCGGTCGAGCCCGCGACACCAAACGAAGGGAAGTTCAGCAACTTCTTTCCTTCTTGGTGAAACATGGCAAACGAAGCAGTCTGGAGCTCCCTCGCGAGCGACATCCAGCGCACGATCATCTCCTCGCTGGTCCTCGACGCGCTCGCCGACCCGACCTTCATCGGCAACCACCCCGCGATCATCGATATGGACGACCTGACCGGGTCGTTCTCCGACACCGCGAAGATGCGCGAGGACGACGTCACCACCCCCCGCTCGATGACCAGCGTGTCCGAGGGTGGGTCGATGACGACCAACACCGCAATCGGGACCGAACTGTACAGCGCCTCCATCGGGCAGCGCTACATGCAGTGGAACGTCTCCGACCTGCTCAACACGCTGGCCAACCAGCAGTTCAGCGCGGAGCGCTTCGCGGCCGGCCTCGTGAAGTCGCTGCAGTACACCTGGACCGGTCTTCTGGCGACCGAGGGTGCGACCTTCACCGCGACGCTCGACGCCGGTGCGGGCGACCCGGACCTCGAGGACTACTTCGATGCGGTCGGGGAGATGGAAGACCTCTACGTCGATCCGTCGCTCCCGAAGATCGCGATCGTGCACCCGAACGTGGGCCGCGCGCTCATCAAGGACGCGCTCTTCGCGCAGCAGTCGAACCTCTCGAAGGACGACCCGGGCGTGCAGGCGCTGGCCAAGAGCCTCGGCGGCTCGTACCTCGGCCGCATCCGCAACACGGACATCATCGCCACCTACCAGGTGGCGACGAGCGGCGGCAAGTACCAGAACAGCATCTTCGCCCGCGGCGCGATGCTCAAGGTCATGGCTCGGAACCTGCCCCAGACCGCCGATCAGTACGCCTTCGGGCCCCTGATGATCGAGCGTCTCCGGAGCTCCACCAAGCCCGAGACCACCATCCGCGGGACCGCGTTCATGGGCGTGAACAAGGCCCAGGAAGGCGGCTTGCTCTGGACCACCACGGCCTGATCGGAGGACGGGCTGCCGGCCTCCTCGCCGGCAGCCCCACCCACCCTCAGGAGTAGACGATGTCCGAGACCGACTTCACCGTACCCAGCGCCCCGGCCGATCTTCGGCGGCTCATGCCGCACGCGGAGCAGGGCGTGCCGTTCATGTTGGCCTTCGCCAACGACTGGGCCATGCACACGGACGGTGTGCCGCGCCCCTCGCTTCGGGTGTACCGCCTCGAGTCCGGCCAGCACGGAATCGGCGAGAGCATCCGCGACAACGTGAAGCGGCAGATTCACCACCTCCAGGGCGCCCTCGAGGGCTACCGCCAGACCGAAATCCCGCTGAGCATGGTCTCGGCTCGCTACGGGTCCTACGCCAAGCGCTTCGACGCCTGGTCCCCCCGCGGCAACACCCAGGTGGTCGCGTTCCGCGCGGCGTGGGATGTGCCCCGTGTCGGCCGCCCCGAGACGAAGCTCGACACCGCCATCTTCGACGACTTCATCGCGCTGTGGCGCGAGAACGGCATCGTGCCCTACGAGCTGGACGAGCTCTGGGTCTCGCGCCGCATCTCGAACATCGACAAGCGCCTCGGCAAGGCGCGCGCCCGCGACCCGCACGGGGCGTCCTACCGGACCCGCGCGCTGGCGTGGGAGCTGCGCGCCTGGGAGGCCGTGCGCGACGGCGGCGCCCCGGTGCCGCAGGACATCACCGGCACCTCGGCGGCGGCCCCTGCGCCTGCAGCCCCGGCGCCGGCGAAGGCCGCTCCGAAGCCCGCAGCCCCGGCGCCCACCAAGGCTGGCCCGAAGGCCCCCGCCGTGCCCGCCAAGGCCGCCGCCACGCCGCCCGCGCGCTCGGCTGACTTCCTGCCCGATGGCGAGCCCGAGGAAGACTCCGAAGGCCCCTCGATGTCCCCGGACTAATCCATGCCTGCCCTCGCCATCACCACCGACTGGACTGGCCCGGAGATCATCCTCCGCGGTCAGGACGTCGTCGTGTCGGTGACGGTCGAGCAGGGCGGCGAGGCCATCGACATCACCTCGGCCTCGGTCGCGCTCTGGAAGCCCGACGGCACGGTGGCCTCCACCGGCACGCCGACGCCGTCGACCAACACCGTGAGCCACACGTTCGCCGGCTCGCTCACCGAGGACGAGGACCCGGGCGAAGGCTGGCGGGTCGTCTGGACGCTGGGCCTGGACACCACCCCGGCGTTGAAGAAGCTCATCCAGCCCGCCGCGGTGGTGCTCTACACGGTCGAGCCGTGCGTCACGGTCGGCACCCTTGAGGACCGGCACGACGCGCTGCTCAACATCAAGGAGGACGAGGACGAGCGGACCGCCCTCCTCCAGGCCGCCATCGACGAGGCGTGGATTTTCATCTGCGAGGCGCTCCGCCAGAAGGGCCGCAGGCCGTACCTGGTGCTCGACAGCTACGCGCTGCGCGAGGCCCACATCCTCAAGTCGCTGGAGATCGCCTACCACCGACTGGCCACCGGCGGTGAGCAGACCGCCGAGTGGTCCGAGTACAAGGACTACGAAGGCAAGTTCTCCACCACGTGGGATGGCCTCACCTTCTCCGAGGCGGACCCCACCACGTGGGAGCGCACGGGACGCCGCGCCTCGACCTCGCCGGCGCTCTGGCTGGGCTCCGGTCGCGGGACTGGCCGGTATCGGCAGGTCGGGGCGGTGCGGCGATGAGCATGCTTCGCGCTGATGAGGTGCGCGTGCTGGTGGCCGCCGAGGTGGCCACCATCTCCGACCTGGACCAGATGGCCGAGCCGTACTGGCTGGCCCGGCGGGCCCGCTCGCCCGTGCACCGGTCGTTCGTGGTTGGTCTCGGCAAGAGCCAGGCCGCCGACAACCGCCAGCGCGTCGACGAGGGCGTGTACTGCTACACCGCGGTCAAGGTGATGGTGGTGCTGCAGCTGCAGCACAAGGACCATCTGACGGCGGAGGATGACCTCGGCGAGATCCGGGACGCCATCTGCAAGCAGCTGGTGGCCTACCAGAACGCTGACCTTTCGATCGTGTGGGTCGAGGATGGCGAGGTTTCCGCCACCGACACGCACGTCTGGTTCGAGTCCCTCTTCACTGCAATTCATCAGAAGCCTCTGGAGTAGCCATGTCCATCCGAAAGTCCTCTCTGCTCGCGATCCGCAAGCTCACCGGCATGGCGGCCTCCGAGCTGACCATCGCCTCCGGCGTCGTCGCCGCCACCCAGCTCGTGCACTCCATCGACACCGAGGCCGACGCCGCGAGCGATGACCTCGACAGCATCACCGGCGGACAGGCCGAGCAGATGGTGCTTGTGCGGCCCGCCAGCGCCGCTCGCACCGTGGTGATCAAGCACGCCATCGGCGCCAACAAGATCGCCACCCCCGGCGGCATCTCCATCTCGCTGGCCGAGGGCACCGACTGGGCGCTCCTGATGTACAACGGCACCCAGTGGTCGGTGATCGGGAGCTCCGCCCTGGTCGACACCGCGGCCGCGATCGTGAGCGCCAACACCGACACCACCATCCCCGGCGACTTGGCCCTCGGCCTCGCGTCCGCCGGAACCTGGACGCTCTCCTCCCAGGGCGTCGCCTCGATCCGGCTCCGCCGTACCGCCGCGGCCGCGGTGGAGACGTACGGCGTCCGCTTCCAGGTTCGCTCCCGCACCACCGCCTCGAAGGGCTTCCGCGTGACCGGCTTCAAGCTCGTCTACAAGGTGAGCACCGCCGCCGTGAACGACGTCACCGTGAGCGGCGCGGTGCAGCTCGCTCCCGCCACGGGAGCGGCTCCGGCCGCGGCCACCAGCCTCGGCGCGGTGACCTACGACGCCGCGCACGACACCGCCGCCGAGCGCAAGGCCGAGGGCGACCACACCATGAGCGGCACGTTCGCCTCGCCGCTCTGGCTGAACAGCGAGCCCATCTGCATCGAGCTCGCCGTGAGCTGCGACGGCACCGCGACCGGCGTGCTCGACATCGTCGGCATCGAGCTGATCGGCACCGAAGCGCTCATCGACACCACCGTCTGATCTGACCCTACTGAAGCTCAGGAGCAAACATGGCAACGATGGCAGCTGCGAACCCGATTCTCCCGAAGCACGGGTCGCTCACGCTCACCGACGGGACGGGCTCGCCCATCACGATGGTGGTGCCGTACACCGAGGCCATTGACCTCGGGGAGTTCAACGACGGCGGCGGGCAGGAGTTCGCGGAGCACCGGAACCGCGGCTCCGTGATCGCCGTGGTGCCCTCTGGGGTGGCGACGAAGACGATCATCAAGTGCAAGGTCCGCATTTCGGCATTCAAGCACGCGACCGACTACAACATCCTCGACTGGGTGCGGCGGAAGAACAGCGGCAGCGCGCTGGTGACCACGCTGCCGTCGGCCAACGGCGGCGCCGAGACGTGGACGTACAAGGCGAAGTTCATCGCCGACCCCGCCCACTTCACCAGCCAGTCGGTCGAGTACAACTACGCGCGCCTCGAGCTCACCATCGCGGAAGGCGGAAGCGATGACGAGGCGATGACCGGGGAGCTCACGTGCCACTGCTACCGCATCGGCACCACCGAGACCGACTGGATGACGGTGACCTGATGCTGAGCGACGGCCAGGTGCTTGTGCTGCACGGTCGCAAGTCGGCCGAGTCGGCGCCCGTGCGGGTGGAATTCCCGCTTGTGGTGCCGGCTCGGCGGATCGTCGTGCAGCAGATCGTGCAGGTCGCCACCAAGCTGAACGAGACCGGCGACGAGCACCTGCTTCGGCTGGTGTCCGCCGCCATCGTGCTCTGCTCCGAGAGCCTCGAGAAGGCCCTCCGCGAGGAGTGCCGCGTCACGCTCGCGAGCTGCGGGTACTCGCTCCTGCAGTACGGTGGCGAGGCGTACGAGTTCCTCTCGGCGCAGCGCTTCATCGCGGATGCCGAGCTGTACACGCAGGGCCAGGTCGCCATCTCGGCGTGCTTCGCTGCTCGGAACGCTTGGTTCTCGCTGCAGGAGGCCACGGACGCCGCGCGAAAAGCCTCAGCGGCGGCGACCCCGCCGCCGTCTGGGACCGCCGAGCGTTCACCCTGAGCCTCCGGCTCGGCCACGACCCGGGCTGGTTTCACCAGCTCTCCCCCGACGATCAAGCCATCACGATGGCACTCCACGAGCTGAAAGAGGTGTAGGGTGTCCACGCGTTACCGCAGCGGAGGTGTGACCGTCACCGTCGATGACGGGCTCGAGCGCTGGATGCGTGGGCTCATGGACGCGGCTGAGGCCGAAACCATCGCGCTGCTCGAGGCGGAAGCGCGCGAGGTGATGGAGTTCGCCCGCGGCCGCTGGTACCAGGAGGTCGAGCGCGAGACCGGCAAGTCGGGCGACCTCGAGGTGGTGACGACGTTCACCGACAAGGGCGATGTCATCGTCGGGGTGCGGAGCAAGGACACCCGCGTGCGCGGCGGGAAGCCGGTGGCCGCGATGGTTCACCGCCCCGGGCCGCTCTCCCGCAGCACGGTGGAGGTGACCCGGGCCGAGTACGGGCGGATCAAGAAGGGCCCCAAGCCGCGCGAGGCGTGGAAGTCCAGGAAGACCGGGAAGCACTACGCGCTCGTCCACAACAAGGGGTCCTCCGACGGTCAGGTGCTGTTCATCGAGCTCGTTCGCAAGCCGCTCTTCAAGCGCGTGCCGAGCATCGCCGCGAAGCTCGGTGAGCAGATCGTGCTGCGTCAGCAGGGGGGCGGCTGATGTCGAACGAGGCCAAGATCGGGATTCAGGTCGAGCTCGCGGCGCTGCGGAAGCAGCTGGCCGAGAGCGGCGATCTCACGGGTGAGCAGGCCAGCCGGATGGTCGCGGCGCTTAACAAGCAGATGAAGGCCGCCGAGAAGGCGCAGCTGTCAGCGGCGAAGGCAGCGAAGGCGGCGAAGGAGGAGATCGCGAAGGCGTCCGGCGCCACCAAGGACTTCGGCGACAAGGCGGGGCAGGCCGGAAGCACGGCGAGCAAGTTCGCCCAGGCGCTGGGCATCATCTCCCCCGAAGCTCAGCAGGCGCTGATGGGGATCGCCGACCTTGCGGACGGCGCCGAGGGCCTCGGGGCGGTCTCCGCCTCCACGGGCGCCAGCATCGCCACGCTGGGGGCTGGCCTGGTGGCTGTCGTGGCCGCGGCGGCGCCGTTCATCGGCCAGCTGGTGGTGATGCAGCGGGAGGAGGCCGAAGCCGCGGCGCGGTCGGAGTTCCTGGCCAAGCATCTGCACGCCCTGCAGGCCGCCTCGCGGTCGCTGGAAGACTCGCTGCTCGCCGCGGCCGTCGCCACCGGCAAGCTCTCGGCCGAGCAGGGCGCGCTGCTCGCGGTAAAGGACCGCGCTGCTCGCGCGATCGAGGACTTCCAGCAGGCGCAGGAGGGGGAGGCTGCGGCGGCGAATGAGGCCTACTTCGCGGCCGAGCGGACGCTGTCCCAGCTGGAGGCCCTGCCGGAGTTCTTGCAGGTCGCGGCCGACTACTACGGCGGCTACTCCTCGGCCCAGCGCGAGGCCACCACCACGCTCAAGGCGCTGGCGAAGGAGGAGCTGGAGCACCAGTCGATCGTGCTCGAGGGCGCGGACGCCGACGAGGAGGCCCTCAAGGCCGCAGAGAAGAAGCGCAAGGCCGACGAGGCCGCCCGCAACGCCACGGAGCGCCGCACTGAGGCCCTCCGCGCGCTGAACGACGAGATCCAGCGGGAGAGCGATCTCGGGCGCCAGAACGCGGCGACGTTCGCCGAGGTGGGCGAGCAGCAGGAGGCGCTCGCCGAGGCCGCCGAGCGCGCCATCGCCACCGACCGCGAGCGCATCGCGCGCGACCGGCAGGCGGCCGAGGCCACCGCGGCGAGGCTCCTACAGGAGCGGCTGGCCGTGGCCTCGACCGAGTCGGCCATCGAGGTAGCCCACGCCGACCACAAGCGGGCGATGTCTGCGATCGACGCTGAGGCCGCGGCGAAGACCGAAGAGCTGCTGACCAGGGAGGCGGCAACGCGAGCCGCAGCGGCGAAGGCATCGGTGGAGCTCGCCAAGCGAACCGCCGAGGAGGCACGGCGCGCCGGCCTCGACATGACGAACGCGATCGGCGGCTACGTCACGCAGGCGCTGGCAGCCGGCGGCGACGCGGCGGGCGACGCATCCGCGCAGGCGGCAGCGACAGCGCGCAGCCTCGAGGAGCAGCTCGCCGCCAGTGAGCAGTACCTCACCGAAGCCCAGAAGGCAGAGCTCCAGAAGCGCGCGGCGGCAGCGAAGGACGCGGCGCTCGAGCAGTTCAACACCTCGAAGAACCTGAAGCTGGCCGAGGCCACTGCTGCGGCGGCCCTCGCGGTGATCAACCAGCTGGCGAGCAACCCGGGGCCCGCGGGTGTCGCCGCCGCCATCGCCGCCGGCGCTGCGGGCGCCACTTCGCTCGCGGCCATCGGCGCCACGCAGCTCACGCTCCACAAGGGTGGCGAGGTGATGGCCCCCGACGAGGTCGGCGTCACCGCCCGCCGGAACGAGTTCATGCTCACGCCGACGGGCCGGGCGACGATGGGCTCGGACCGCGAGCTGCACGCCGGGAACGCCGGTGTATCGCCGCGCTCCGCCCCCACCTACGTGGTCACCCAGTACCAGCACAGCCGCATCGCCACCCGGTACAAGGAGGACGGGATCCAGCGCAACGACCCCGTGAGCCAGGCGATCCAGAAACGCCTCGGCCCCGTGGGGATGGAGTAGCCATGTCGATCGTTCGCGCGAACAACCAGGCCGTGCTGGTGCAGGACCCCCGCCTCGGTGCGGCCGAGCTGACCGCGACCAGCGAGGCCGGCCCGATCCCCGGCCGGGCGATCTGCGACCGCGCGAGCTCCATGGCGCTGGACACCTCCGGCACCACGACGCTGACGGAGGAGGTCCGTGTCCAGACTCAGCGGGCCGGGCACCCGGCTCCGCTGGGGGCCACGTTCGTCTGGCGCTACGGCGATCCGTCGAGCGAATGGCGCGGCTGGGACGGGCCGATCGCCCCCACCCACTTCGAATACATCGACTACGACGCGGCCACCTCGCCGGCGGCGTACCGGCAGCCGCATGCGGTGAAGCTCCCCGGCGGCGCGGTCGTGGTCGTGGCCTGTCTCGACGAGCAGCAGACCGTGGCTTGGCGTCGGGAGACGACCGGCGCGTGGTCGACGGCCACGATCCACACACCGGCGGATGCCTTCACGCGCGCCAACGGCAGCCACCCGTGCGTGCTGTACGTCCCGGAGCTCGACCGCCTGGTGTGCTTCTACTGGCGCGAGGCGACCGCCGACGAGTACCAGATCGCCATGGCCTACTCGGACGACGGGGGGGGCCTCTGGCAGACCGGCCAGCAGGAGTGCCTGTCGAGCAGCGTGGACAGCTCGACCGACGAGCCGGGCCGCATCCGGGCGGCGTACAGCCGGGGCCGGATGGTGATGTTCGCCGCGGTCGAGGACCGCATCGTCCAGTTCGCCTCGGACGACGGCGGCGCCACGTTCACCGAGATCGAGGAATACAGTGCCGACATCTGCGACTTCCCCGAGGTCGTCGAGCTGAACGGATCGTTCGTCGTGGCCTGGCTGCAGTACGACGCGGCCGCCTCGCCCACCGTGCTGCCGCGCGCTGCGGTGCTCGGTTCGCCCTACGACGCGCTCAGCGCGGCTGACATCGTGATCGTGGACGACGCGGGCTCCGCGAAGTTTGGCTCGGTGAGCGGCGGCGAGTTCACCTCGGGCGACTTGGCCCTCTGGGTGGACGATGACGGCGTGCTATTCATGGCCGGTCGCGACGTCGACGACCAGCACGCTGGCTACACCCTGTCGAGCCGTGATGGCGGCGTGACCTGGCTCGGGGTCGGGCACGGCAACGGCACCGGCGACGGCGCCAACTTCTGGCGGCTGGAGTCCTCGAGCTTCTACATCCGCGACTTCTGCGCCATCAGCCACCGCGGCCGCACGCTGCTCTTCCATGCGTTTGCGACGCTCGGCAGCGGCTCCGGGCAGGCGCCCTACTCGCTCTGCATGACGGCCCTCGGCGGGTACACCACGCTCACCCTGCCGCTCTACGACGAGACCAGCCTGACGTATCGAGCGCAGTGCGGCTGGTCGTACACGTGGCTCCCGGCGGATATGCCGGAGACGGGCGCGTCGCCCTACACCGAGTTCCTCGGTGGCTCTGCTGTCGCGGCGATCACCGCGCTGGGCCTGGAGGTCAGCCACATCACGGGCGCCGACCAGGCGAACTGGCAGGCCTCGCCGACCACGAACATGGCGGACGGTGTCGTCGCGCTGCTCGACGTCGACGCCACCAACGCCGAGGTGTACCTATCGGTGCGGACGTCGAACGGCGCCGATAGCTACGAGGTCAAGGTCACCATCAGCGCGACCGCGATCACGCTGCGGGACGTCGTCGCCGGGGTCGACGAGGACACGGTCGCCACCACGGCGCTGGCCACCGGGGTGCAGCTGCTGCTCGCGGTGAACAACAGCGAGGGGGTGCTCGGCACAAACGGCACGGCCTGCGCCTGGTTCCGTCCGCGCGGTCTCGGCGAGGACCGGGAATGGACCCGCCTCGAGGTGCAGGTCACCCTCTCGAAGGGCAGCGTGGCCACATCCATGGTGCAGTGGGGGACCTCCACCGGGTTCGCCGCCGCTCAGGCCTACTTCCGGATCGCCTGCTACGCGGAGGGGAACCTCACGGGATCGCCGCGCTGGGCGGAGTCGCCCGAGAACCCGGACGACCTGCTCGGCCGCGCCTACTCCATCCGCCCCACGTCGGTGGTCGAGGGGCTCCAGATCGCAGCGCTCGGCGGGCCGACCTACCAGGATGAGACCTGGTCCATCGAGCCGCGGCACACCTACGCCATCGGCAACGTCGACCCCGCCACGCAGGCCTCGCCCGAGGTGCGCTGGCGCTCCACGGACGAGACCGAGCAGACCATCACCTGGTCCTTCGGCGCCACGTCCGCCTCGGCCACCCGCCAGCTCTCGCCGGTGCTCGGGCTGTTCCTCGGCCGGGTGAACTTCCGCTCGGCCACGCTGTACGGTCGCAACACTCTGGGCACGTGGGTCTCGCTCGGCACGGTGGACACCTCGACCGACCAGGCGAACCTCGCCTACACCCGCGTGGGCAAGATGGTGCTGCCCGGCTCTTCGGGGGCCTCGCGGCACTTCGCGCTCCACGAGCTCGTGGGGGCGCACTTCGACTTCGACGGCGCGGACATCCGCCTCATCGAGCAGAGCAGCGCGGGCAGCTGGCAGGCCTCGACGATGCAGACGCGCATCATCATCGAAGAGGTGGACGCGGCACCCGCCAGCGGCGCCGCCGGCGCCATCCTCGCGCGCGACGTGTGCATCGTGCTCCCAGCGGCCGGCGACACCAGCTACTACCAGTTCAAGCTGGTCATCCCTGCGCAGGCGACGGCCGAGGGCTACTTCGAGATCGGCACCGCGGTGCTCGGCCCGGTGTTCCTGTTCGCGCACCCGTACGACTACGGCCGGGCGCTCGAGGTGGCGCCGCAGCAGGGGGTGACCGAGAGCCGCCGCGGAGCTCGGCGAGTGGTCCGCCGTGGAGCGGCGCGGCGCTCTGTCGACCTGCCGTTCACCTCCGCGATGGTCACCAAGCCGATCACCGCCTCCGCGCCCGCGGCTGACTTCGTGGCCACGTCGCTGGGTGGGCAGCCCTGGGGCATCCCGGCCGACCAGCCCGGCTCGCTGCACGGCCTGGTGCACTTCCTCGACGGCGCGGTGACGCCGGTGGTGTACTTGCCCTCGCTGTCGTCGTCGGGTGTGCAGCAGACGCTCTGCCACCCGACCATGATGCTGTACGGGCGGCTCATGTCGGAGTCGGTCCGGCTCGACCACGTCCACGGCGAGGACCTCCTGAAGGACGTGTGGCGCGGCTCGGTGCTCCGCATCGAGGAGGAGCTCTGATGGCTCGGCGGTCCGTCATCACCGCCGGCGCGCGCGTGTTCTGGCTCGTCGAGGTCCAGTTCGGCGGGGATGTCGTGCGCATGTCCACCGAGGACATCGTCGTCGAGACCTCGGCCGGCGCCTCGCTGCGCTTCGCTGGCTGCCTGCCGGATCTAGAGGTGGCGGTGGCGCTCAGTGAGATCGGCGGCGTGCAGGAGGCGCCGTCGCTCTCCTTCGAGGCGGTCTGGCCGGTGGCTGTGGCCGAGCTGGTGGAGGCCGGGCACCCGCTGGCGTTCGCCAGGGCGACGGTTTCCCGCTGGGTGGAGGGCTCCGACTACGAGGACCGCCGGATCGTGGTGAACGGCTACGTCAACAATCCCAGCTACGGCGAGGACGACGAGCCCACCGCGGTGACCATCGAGGCGCCGCCATGGAGCGCGACCGCGGTGCTCCCGCCGACGGGGCACCAGGTGACCGGCTACACCTCGGTGGAGGGGGCGTCTTCGCTGACGGCTGACCACCTCGGCCGCGTCTACCCGGTGGTGTTCGGGAGCCCGGGGATGGTCGGGGGCCGCGTCGACGCCACCCTGCGCCAGCCCGGAGCGAAGGGCCGATGGATCGACCAGCGGTCGGTGGCGGACGGATCCGACTACATGACCATCCGGACGCTCATCGCCGGCCACCACGTCGACGCCGAGCGGGTGTACGTCTACGGCGAGACCGGCGACGCCTACCGCCTCTACGTCGTCAACGGCTACGACGACCTCGGACAGCCCATCGCGTTCCTGCCGTGGTTCGCCTCCAGCAATCCGACCGCCGCCCCACACGACAGCTACGACCTCGGTACGTACGTCTACAGCTACGGCCTGACCGACTTCGACGGAACCATGAGCTACGGGCTCGGCTCGGCCACGCTGCCCGACACCATCAACGGAGCGGACTCGGGCGAGCCGACGCCCGAGCTGCACATCGCGTGGGTCGACGACGAGGACCTCGGCCGCGGCGGGCTCGCGGGCGATGCCGGCTCGGTGCTCGAATACCTCGTGCGGCGGATGGGCCTGCCGGTCGACGCGGGCATGTTCTCTGCGGCGAAGCAGCTGCTCTCGACCTACCGGCTCGACTTCGCGATCGACGACAGCTGCGTGGTCTGGGATTTCATCAAGTCCCAGCTGCTCCCGGCGTTGCCGGTGTCGCTCGCCGTTGGCCCGCTCGGCGTGTACCCCGTGGTCTGGCGGTTCGACGCAGCCGCCGGCGACGCCGTCGAGCACTTCGACTTGGACGCCGCCACCGACGTGGAAAGGCTCGGGGGCATCGACACGGACACGAGCCGGCTCTGCAACGAGCTGACGATCCGCTACGCTCGCAACAGCCGAACCGGGAGCACGGCGGCCGCGGTGACCTTCGGCGGCAAGGACTACGACGCAGCCCGCGGCGACGAGCTGCCCGATCCGGCCTTTCGCCGCTCCCAGCAGCGGCTGCGCGACCTGAACGGCCAGCCGCTGGTGCTGCACCGAGACCTCGAGCTGCCGGTGGTCAGCCGCGACAGCACGGCCGCCGCGGTGGCCGGCTGGTACGCCGCGGCGTTCGGGCTGCCGGTTCGCCGCCTTCGCCTGGTCGCTGACGAGTCGCGCTGCCAGCACATCTCGGAGGGGGCGATCGTCACCGTCACCGACTCGCGGGTGCACCTCGACGAGGCGGTCTGCATGGTGGAGGAGGTCCTGTACGGCACCGACGCGCCCCTCGAGCTGTCGCTCGTGATGCTCGGTGCAAGGGAGCGCAGCCGTGGCTGACGATCGCGTAGTTCGGCCGACCTCCATCCGCATCGCCGACGGCGGCGGCCAGTCCGCGCGCGAGCTCGTGCTCGAGGCTGGGACCGGCGTCACGTTCGCCACCGAGCTGGTCGACGGCCGCTTGGTCGTCACGTTCTCGGCGGCGGGCGGGAGCGGCACCCCCGCCTCGTCAGTGGTGTCGGAGACGTCGTTCGGGGCAGCACCCGCAGTCGGCACCAGCGAGAACTACGCGCGGCAGGACCACACGCACGGGAGCCCAACCGCCCCATCAGCGGCCAGCGTGGGGGCGGACCCAGTGGGCACCTCGGCGGCCGGCATCGCTGCCCACGTGGCGGCGGGCGACCCCCATCCGGCCTACGCGCTGGAGGCTGCGCTGGGCACTGCATCGGCGCTGAACGCCGCAGCCGCCCGCGCATCTGGTGGCCTGCTCTCCCTCGGATCGAACCTGCTCTACGGGCTCGGCGCGATGGTTGCGCTCGATGGCTTCCACGTCTCCGAGGCGCTGAGCGGGAACGGGGGCTACGTCAGCCGGGGCTGGGCGGTTCCGGCTGTATTCGGCTCCACGGGCAGCCAGAGCAACGGGCGATGGAACCGCCACACTGGCGCGGCTCAATGCGCGTGGTGGCTCAACAGCGGCCGGCTGTGCGACACCGCCGAGGGCTTCGTGGCCGTGATCTGCTTCAAGATCCCCACGACGATCGGGGCGCGGCGCATGTGGATCGGCTTGTGCTCCACCACCCCCGCGGACAGCGACACGCCGAGCGGCCACTTCGTGGGCCTGCGATACTCCTCGACGGCGGGTGATGCCGGCTTCGTCCCGGCGAGCCGCGACGGCACGACCACGACCATCGGCAGCGCGTTTGCGGCCCCGGTCGTGGATGTGCCCTACATCTGCATCCTGACCGGGACGGCCGGAGGCTCGGTCGTGGTCGAGCTCATCCGGGGCGACACCGGGGCGCGCGAGGTGGCCACCATCTCGGCCACTCTTCCAGGTGCCGGAACGAAGATTGATTACACGCTTTATAGCTGGAATCAGGCCGTATCGAAGGCCCTCGAATTCGCCTACGCCAAACGCTACCTCCCGCTCCTGTGACCACCCAACCGTAGGTTGCCGATGTCCCGCCTCGCCGCTCCTGTCGCCGCCTTTGCGCTCTGGTTTCTCACATACAACGTCGCGTTTGCGCAGGATGGCGGCGCAGAACATGCGTCCGCCGCCGACCTGCCCACGTACCTGCTCGGCCTCGGGCCGCTGGGCACGATCGCCGCGCTCGCGTTCTGGCTCGGCAAGGGGGTGAGGCTCACCGTCCAGGTTGACCTCAGCGACGCCGACCGCAAGCTCCTCGAGCGGTCGGTCGACGCCCTCGAGCAGCGGGGCAGCCGCCGCCGCACGAGCGACGCGTGAGGATCCCGACCATCGAGCAGCTCGTCGCCGCGCTCTCACACCACGGGTATGTCGTGCCGGATGGCCTCCACCTGGTGGCGCTGCGGAAGCGCGGCGGCGCGTTGGACGCCTTCGACGACATGCTCTGCGTGGTCGATGGTGACGAGCGCCTCGTGCACGCCTGCAGGTGCACGACCGACCCGGGCCTCGCGCACCGCCAGAAGCCGATGAACGCGGACGGCTGCGCGGTGTGGGCGGTCGGCCAGGTGGTGGACGGCTTGGGCTTCGGCAAGCACAAGGGCGAGTACTCGTGCCTCGTTCCGGTGAGGCCCATCCCAGTGCTGCGCTACAGCTCGGTGGCCGACATCACCGGCACGCCCTCGACCTCAAGGACGACGCAGATCCACCGGGCCAGCGCGACCCGGGAGAGCTCCGTGGTGGGCGCGTGGTCGGCGGGCTGCATCGTAGTCGCGAACCCCAGCGACTTAGCGAAGGTGATGGAGGCCTGCCGGGCGAGCGGCCAGACGCGGTTCACGGTCACCCTGGTGGAGTGGTCGTAGGCCCGCCGTCAGCTTTGGCCAAGGGCCTTGGCGAACATGGAGGCGATGGCGGTGGGCGTGACGAGGGTGCGCCCACCGACGAAGAACTGGGAGCCGTACCTCTGCCCATCGGCGGACACCACCACGCAGATGTTGCCGCTCGCCGCCTCCTTCCACACCTCGATCGTTCGGCCGGCAAGGCGTGGGTGGGCTTCGAGCGCTTCGCGAATCTCGGTCACGTCGTCCATGTCGCCAACCTCCGGAGAGCATCCATTATCCGGCCGCCCCGGCCCGTGTACCGGTACATCCCCGGTACATCGAAGCCCGCCAAACGCACCCGATCGCGTCGCTCCTCGCCGACCACAGATCATAGGAAAGCCGGCCTCATAACTGCATGAGCGAGCATCAACGCCGGCACGTCAGGTGCCCACGTCGTTTCTCATGGCCTGCCGCCAGACCGGCGAACAACCTGCATAATCGGACGGTACGTCGAAAACGGTACGCGCCCGGTACATTCAGGCGCGCCGCAGTTGCGACGGTACGGCCTCGGCCACCGCGAACGCCGGGACCAGCGACACGGCCGCGGTGAGGTGGAGCGCCTGCTCTGGGTCGATGTAGGACGCATCGAGGCCGGGCAGGGCGTGACCGACGAGGTACTCGGTGGCCTCGCGCTTCACGCCGAGCGCACGCAGGCCCGTCTGGTAGCCGGCCCTGAAGCAGTGATCGGGCCGGCCCTCCCATGCCGCGCGCCGGGCTTCGGTGCGCGTCCAGATGAGCGCCACGTCACGCGACCGGACCAGCCGGTGGTCGTGCGGGCAGGGGACGATCCATGCGTCGTCCGTCCACTCGGCGATCGATGGCTGCGCCCACTCCGCGAGCAGCGATGGGGCGATGGGCACCACACGCCCGCGCGACTCCTGCGCCGACTTGCCGAGCTCGCCGTCGATGGTGAGACGGGCGCCCTCGACGTCCGCCCAGCGCAGCCCCATCGCCTGCTGGACGCGGAGCCCGGTGCACCGCATCACCACGAGGAGGCATCGTCGCCACCCGGTCGCGGCACTGATCGCCATGTCCATCTCCGCCCAGCTCGGCGCCGGCCTCGGGCGTGTGGCTGGCTTCCGGGGGAGCTCCATCTTGCGGCAGCGGGGCACGATCCCCTCGTACTCCTCGCGGTCGAAGGCCCACTCCCAGAACAGGTGCAAGGTCTCGATGTGCTTGCGGGCCGTGGTCTCGGTGCGGCGGTGGATGTATCGGCCGGTCGCCGGTGTCCGCACGTGATCCCAGTAGGCCTCGATGAGCGCGCGCGACAGGTGCTCCGGGCCAGCGCCGACGCCCTCGCGCTCCTCGTACCAGTCGAGGAACGGGTCAACCTGCTGCTGCCGGGTGTCGACGGTCCGGCGGGAGAGGCGGCGGTCGATGGCCGCCATCCACTTGAGCGCTATCCCCCGGAGCGAAGGCGTTGCAGCTCGGCTTTCAGGCTGCCAGATTCGGCCGGTGTCCTCGCAGAGCTGCACGGCGCGGAGGAGCTGGCGCGCGGCGGTCTCCGTCGCGCAGGTGCGGCTGTGGGGCGTGCCGTCGGGGTCCTTCCACCGGACGCGGGGACGTCCTCGGGGGTGATCGATGCTCGCCATCGCGTGAGCTCCTCCAGCCACCGCTCTACCACGGGCAGCGGCTTCCATCGGTAGGTCATGCGCCGCACGCCGGTGCCGACGCCGATGCGCGGGGCCGGAAGCTGGGCGGGCGCACGGTCCGCCATGTCGAGCAGGGTGCGCGAGGGGATGCCGAGGTGCGCGGCGACGGCGTCGGTGGAGAGCCAGGGCGTCATTCCCGCGCCCCCTCAAACCGCCGCGCAGCCTGGCATGCTTCTTCGGCGGTTCTGGCCCACACCGTGGCGCCGGAGATGGCGCCCGCGATGTAGCGGCGCGAGGCACGCCACCCGCCCCCGGCGCGCTCGACAGTCCACCCCGGCGGCGCCTCGGCCCGCGCGTCCTCCTGCACTCGGCGGCGCTCCAGCTCGATGAGCTCACCCATCGGACACCTCGCTGCCTGCCGTCGCCCGCCGCAGTTCTTTGCGGAGTCGGGCGATCTCCTCGCCAGCGGCGACCAGCCCGAGCGTGAGCTCCTTCGCCCGGAAGGTGAGCGCCCGGCGCGCATCCTCTCGGCGCTGCTCGCTGTTGCCGCGGTTGCCGTTGTTGTACCTGCCGCGGTCGTGCCGCGCCACGTACTCGGCCTCCCGCACAGCATCGAGCAGGCGCTGAGCGTCGGCGGGGGTCATGGGGCGGCTATCCATGGGCCACCCAGCCCAAGCAACCGCCGCACGCGAACGCCATCACCAGCGCTGCGATGGCGAGCTCGCGGTGGAAGAGTCGCACGAGGCCAGACGGGATGGCGCTACCCACGGGGCACCTCGTCCAGGTGGAGGACCACGCGGAGCACTTCGGCGATGAAGGTGATGTCCGTCATGTCGTTGTCGTCGCAGAGGGCGTCCAGCGACCGCTTCGCGATCTTGACGTCGCGCGCCGTGAGGACCAGCGAGCCAGACGTCACCTCGTCGAGCCACGGGTGGTGCTTCGGTTGCGTCTGGACGTAGTCGGGCGGTCGGACAGGTGGGTTCTGGACGAAGTACATCTCCCGCTGGAGGTGGTCCACCTTGCCGTCCAGCTCGAGCTTTTCCAGCCTGGACTGGTCTCGCTCGGCGATGCGGTGGCCCATGGCCGTGTCATGGTCGGCCACCAGCAGCCGGATGCGTTCGGCCGGCGTCCCTTGCCCCATGTTGTTGATGCTGCGCGCGCCGGCCCGGTCGAGCTCGTCGTGTGCCTGCTGGCAGAGCAGGGCGTAGTGGCCGCCCTCCTCCTCGACGCTGCGGACGTACGCCAGCAGCGCCTGGATGTCGCCGGTCAAGCTCTCCGTGGTGCCCGAGAAGCGCGGACGAAGCGCGGCCCTTGCGTCAGCCAGATCGCGGCGCGCCTTGTCCCGCTCCTCGATGCGCTGCGAGCGCGCCAGCCGGGAGTCTTCGAGGGCGCCCTGGAGCGTGGCGACCTGCTCGACCAGCAGCCGAACCTCGTCGGTTCGCAGGGCGAGAGCGTTGACCGTCGACCCCACGGCCTTCAGGATGGCGGCCTCGGAGCCGTCGGGGTCGGCGCCAACCATCCGAGCAACCGCGCAGAGAGGGTCGCCGAGGTCGCCAGGCGCCATCGTGGCGGACTGCGCCAGGACCGGCCGACTGGCCCACATGTCGTCCAGATGGCTGAGGGTCTCCTCGTCGGGCAGCTGGTCCGTGCCGGTCGGGAGGCCCAGGCGCTGCACGCGCTTTCGACAGCGCGAGCACCATGCGCCGCTGGGGGTGTTCTTGCAGTTGGGCCAGGCGCAGGCGGTGAGCTTCTGAATGGGGGACATGAGGACCTCAGGAGCGGAGGAGACGAAGGTGGGAGCGGACGGTGTCGCGGCGGTGGTAGGCGTCGGTTCGGGCTCGCTGTCCGACGGCATCGCGGACGGCGAACTCGGCGTCGAGGAGGGCGAAGGCATCGGGGCCGGGGTCGCCGTCGCAGTCGACGTTGACGTCGCCGCGGAGCTTGATTCGGCAGCGGCAGGCGCCTCGGTGGGTGAAGCAGGTGTGGTCGTTGCCGTCGTCGTCGACGATGGCGGGGACGAGGGTGCGCATGGGGTTTCCACAAGGGTGATTCGCTGAAGGGGGCGCAGCTGGCGCGCAGGGAGCTTGGCGATCTCGGCGGCGATGAAGTCGCCGTGGGGTTTGCACACCCAGCGGCGCTCGGTCGCGCCGCCCGGGTACGGGTACTCGACGTGCCGAGTGCCGGGATCGGGGCAGTCGCGGACCTCGCAGGCGAGGGAGCCGGAGCTGTTCTTGATGCCGGGACCGTAGGCGGCGGAGGCGAGGCTCATGCTGTCGCCTGAGCCAGTTCGGCGTCCGCGGCGGCCTCAGCGGCCCGCCGGCGACGGGCGACCGCCACCATCACGCCGGCCGCCGTGCGCGCGTCGGTGACGGCGCGGTGAGCGGGGCCGGTCACCTCGACGCCGAAGAACTCCGCCGACGCCGAGAGCTTCGGCCACTTCGCGCGCCCGTGCTTGCTGAACCGCTCGGCAGCGCCGGCCGCGGCCATTACGTCCATCGAGGCCAGCATGATGCAGTTCAGCCAGCGGACGTCGACCTCCGACCATCCGTCCATCTTCCGGAGCATCGCCTCGTCGAACTGCCGGTTGTAGGCGGCTACGAACTTGCACTGGTGCTGCCATAGCCAGTCGAAGAACTCGCCGGTCACGTAGGAGGGGACATGGCCGAAGCGCCGCAGCTCCTCGGCGGTGATGTGGTTGATCGCCAGCGCCGGCTCGGCCCGCTCGTCCAGCACGGGCGGAATCACGAGATGGCCGAAGCTGTCGACCTCGCTGCCGTCGGGGTCGAGGATGACCGCGCCCAGCTCGATGACGTGGGACCACGACTGGCCCGCGAAGCCGGTGGTCTCGGTGTCGAGGACGCAGACGCGCTGGCCGCGGAACAGGTCCATCACGCACCCACCGAGCTGCTGAGCTCCACGTCGGCCTGCGTCACCAGGTACACCGCGGGCGCCTCGATGCCGTCCCACTCGCCCGTCCACGATTGCACGTCGTCGACGAAGATGGGCAGGCGACCGAACGCCGGCCCGAACTTCGCCGCGGCCGCGCGACGGATGGCGCACCGCAGGACCGCGTCGGCGTAGATGAGCCGTCCGCGGCTCGCCCGCCGCCACGGGCGGCCGTCGACGAGCACCTCCATCTCGCGCGTGTTGCGGTTCTCCTTCGGGGGGAAGCGCAGCGAGGCCGGGCCGGTGTCGCCGAACACGTCGGCCTGCTTGCGGGCGAGCTCCGAGGGCGCCCGGCGGCTCGCGTCCACCAGCACCACCACGCGGGCAGCCTCCGCCGTCGCAGCCTCCAGCGCCTGCTCGGCCTGCTGGAGCTCGGCCGCCACCCGGGCCTGCCGGTCGGCCGCACCGCGCGCCGCGGCCGCCGCATCGAGCACGCTGCGGGCGTGGCGATACTCCTCCGAGGTCGGCCGCTCGAAGTCCGGCGACGCCGGGAGCTTGGCGGGCGCCTTGGGCTCGGCGGGCACGGTGGGCTCGGGGCCCAGCGCCGCGACGGCAGCACGGTACGCCGCGTTCGCCTGCTCCATGTCCTGGAAGCCAGCCGCGGCCGCCTCGGCCTTCTCGGCGCGCTTCTGGGCCGCCTGCAGGGCAGCCTCGGCGCCCATCGCGCGGTCCACCATCGCGTTGACCGAGCCGCGCTGGAGCTTCAGCGCCGCCTCCGACGACTCCAGCTTGGCCTTCGCGCCGACCCAGCCGTCCCGCTGACAGGTGGGGCAGCCGTCGCCCGCATCGGCCAGCGCCTGGTGCGCAGCCTCGGCGCTCGCGAGCTTGGCCTGCGACTGGACCGCGAGCCGCTCCGTGTCGGCGGCCATCGTGCGCGCCTGCTCCAGCTCCACGCGGGCCGCGCGCATCTCCTGCACGGCGGTCTGCTGGTTCAGGTCCGGCGCGGGAGCCGCGGGGAGCGCCCCCTTGCGCTGCTGCCACGCATCGAGGGCCCGCATCGCTTCGGCGCGCGCACGCTTGGCGGCATCGAACCGCGCCACCGCATCGGCAGCGGCCGCGGTCGTCCGGTCGAACGCTGCCCACTGCTCCTCGATGGTGATGAAGCTCTGGGCGTTCTCGATCTCCTCGTTCGTCGGGCCGGCGGTCTCCGCCTGGGCGGCCGCGGACTGCATCGCCTGAAGCCGACCGGCTGCCCGGTTCTTCTCGTCGTTGCGCTGGGTCTGGAGCTTCAGCGCGGCGTCGGTGGTGTGCGGGTCGGTCGGCAGCATGGGCTGCCCCGCGGCCTCCATCATCTCTTCCACCACCGTGCGGAGCTCGCCGGCGGGCATCAGCTGCGAGAGCAGGTCGCGCAGCGGGCGGCCCAGCTCGGCATGCAGGAGCGGCACCCAGCCCAGCGGCGCGAGGATGAGCCGCCCGATGTCCGCCTGCAGTCCGACGGCGCCGAGCTTCGCGGCCATCTGGTCGGCGGTCTGGACGGGGGCCGGCTCGACGGCGTCCGAGGCCTGCAGCGACCGGGTGTGGCCGCCGCGGCTGCGCATGCGGCGCCAGATGGTGGCGCCCTTCGCGGTGCGGAGGCCCACCTCGAGCTCCTCGGCGCCGTCCCGCACCGCCGAGGTGTCGAGCGACTTGCCGTCGGTCCCGGTCTCCCAGAGCGCGTAGCAGGCCGCCTCGATGAGGGTGGACTTCCCGGCCTGGCTGTGGCCGGTGATGGTGGTGTGGCCAGTGGGGTCGAGCTCCACCACGGCCTGCTCAATGCCGGCGAACCCGGTGAGGGAGAGCGCGGCGATCATCCGAACACCGACCCGGCGTCGGGCAGCTCGCTGTCAGCGGGGGCAGGCTTCGGCGTGGAGGGCAGCGTGCGCGCGACCGGACGGGGGCCGCCGGTCTTCGGTGCGGTCGGCTGCGCGGCCTGCGGCTCGGCTGCAGCCTTCAGCGGGGCGGCGGTCTTCGCGGCGGGGGGCGGCGCCGGCGCCGGGTCGGCGTCCTCGTCGAGCAGCTCCATGGCCGCGTCGAGGAGCTCCGAAAGCTGGGCCACGTGCTTGCCCCGCGCCTCGTTGCGGAGCGTGCTGAACTGCTCCACGAGCTCGGCGCGGCGGGCCGCCTCTTGCTTGCCGATCTCTGAGAGCTCCTGCTTGAGCCCCTCGAGCATGGCTTCGCGGGCCTTCTTGATCTCATCCTTCGTCATGGTCTTCGTCCTTGTGGTTGCGCTTTGCGATGGAGAACTTCGTGGCCGGTTGGCTCACGACACACTGCGAGACGAGGGCCTCGCGGAGGGGGCGCCAGTCGCGGCCCTTGCCGGACGGGTACAGGAGCTTGGCGACCTGCTCTGCCGAGTTGACGCCGAGCTTCAGCGTCTGCAGGAGGCCCACCCACTGGTCGGTGGAGTGGTTCGCCTCGCGCCAGGTCTTCGGGTCGCTGGCGCCGAACCACGCCAGCGCGAGCATCTCGCCGAGCTCGGGACGTGGGATGCGCTCGCGGGTGGTGATGAAGCCCACCTCGCCGCCGGGGATGGCGATCGGCTCCTC